GCAGTGTTGGTCGTCGCTGCGTTGATCTGGTTCGCGGCAGAGGTCAACTGACGTGCAGTTGAGCCGTTACCGGCGGTGCCAGCTTGTCCAGCGCCTACGAAGGCGTGCTCGATGTCGCGCTTGATTTCCTTACCGGCCTTGGCGATGGCATAGGCCAGATCGCTGGTGCGACCGTAGGTGCCAACCGCTTCAGCGGTGCCAGATACCTGTACCACCTTGTCGAAGATCTGCGTGTTTGCAGTCTTGACGGTCTGGGTGATCGTAGAGGCAGTGCCAGCGTCCGCGCCTTCAACGGCGGCGTTGGTGCCTACCGCAGCCAGCTCGTCTTGCAGCCACTGGTGCAGAGTCGCAGATGCAGTTGAGGTGCCGATGCTAGAAAGCATGGGCGTAGTGGTTGGGCTGATGTCATAGATGATGTCCTCGACATCTTCACGCTTACCAACCTGATCGAAAGTTTTTAGAGTACCGCTTACTGTGGGCATTTTATTTCATCCTATTCAAGAGGGCTGCCGCCGCGTCATCAACGGAGCCGGTCTTCCTCAGTCGCTCCCGCGTCTTGCGGGCGCTCTCTGACTGGACGGCCTTTGTCGAATCTGCTTTAGAGCCAGACAAAGTTTTAGTCGGTGACGGCTTCACTTTCTTCTTAGCCGCTACCTGTTTCGCCTGATCAAACTGCATTGCCTTCCACAGCGCGGTTATCAGCCTGTGATCGGAGACCTGATTGAACTCCTCACTGCTGACACCTAAACCTTGAGCATACTCCCCGATCTTGTAATAGAGATCGTTGTCCCAGTTGGGGATGTTGGTCTTCAGGACAGTCAGGCTCTCCTTCGCCGCCTCTTTCTGAGCAGCGTCAGCCTGTTGCTGTTGCTGAGTCTGGAACTGATCCGCCTGCGCCTTGATGTAGTTGTAGGTGGACTGTGCCTGCTCATAGGCCGCCTTGGCCTGCTTATATTGATCCGGGCTATCTATCGCTGCCTGCTCCCAGTTCACGTTCTGAAAACGCGAAAGGTCTGCGCCAGCGGCAGACATCAACGCATTCATGGTCGCCTCGGCCTCTGCGGTTTGTGACTCTAAAGCCTTCCGCTGCTCGGCTACCGCCTGCGTCTTCTTGGTGTAGTCGCTTTGCCTCAAGTACCCCAGCTTCAGCTCTTCGGCGGTCAGGCTCTCGCCATCAACCTCGAACAGTTGCTCTTTCGGTTCCTCCTCCTCGGCCTCATCGGTTGGGTCTTCCTCGACCTCCTCTGCCTCGGCGGTATCCTCTTCGGGGGCTTCCTCGAACTCCGCGTCCACTATGTCGGCCTCGTCGGCCTCTTGATCTTCGGATTCTTCCTCGGCCTCTGGCTGTTCCAGTTCGGACTCCAGTAGGGCGGTCAATCGCTCGATCTCGCTTGACTCAGCAGAATCCTCGGGGGTCTGTTCTGCTGGATCTATGTTCGCTTCAGCCATTCTACTCACCCTCCTGTTGTTTACGCAACTCTAAGTTGTTGATTAACGTAGCAAATTGCTGCACGAACATCTGACCTGACTTGAACATCATGTACAGTCTCTCGCGCTCCTCCTTCGCCTCGGGTGGTGTCTGTAATATCTGGTCAACTATCCCCTGATTCATCGAGCTGAAGGCTTGGTTGAACACCTCGCTGTTCAGCATCGCACTGGCCGCGTCGGCCTTGGCCTGCAACTCGTGCAGCTCCACAGTCTCTATATCGCTCATCATTTCAAAAAGTCCTCTTCAGGTTGCTTTAGTTTTTCCGGTTTACCGGGTTTTTCGGGTTTTTCACTTTTCTCGCTTTTTAGCTCCGGGGAGCGGCGGTACTCAGAGAATTCACGCATGGCGTCCTTGAAGTCTCGGCGGGGTTTTTTACGCTCCGCCGCAGCCTTCAGGAAGCCATCGAACCTACTTGTGTCAGCCAATGTTGACGTTCCTCCCTTGTTGTTTTTCTAGCTCCAGCTCCTCCTCGTCCATCTCGACCTTGTGCGCGTGCTGCTTCACGTCGATCATGGTCTTGGTCTCTTCGTTCTCCTCGTGGAACTCCTGCTTCAGTGTCTCCAGCTGAACCCGGTTCGACTCCTTCAGAGCATCCAGCTCCAGCTGGCCCTCGGCCACCGCAGTCTGACGGTCTGCCAGCTGGGCTTGGAACTGCATCTGCTGCATCTGAAGCTGCTCCTGAGCCTGCTGCTGCTGCTGCTGCATCTGCTGCATCTCCATCATCTGCTGCTGATACTGCGGATCGTTGGGGTTCTGCAAGAAGGCCGCACCGTCCTTAATGTTCAGCAGCTCGAAGGCTCTGGACAGCAGGGCGTGGCGCTGCTGCTGGCCGTAGAGGCCTCCAACGGTGGGGTCTACTGGATTTGACGTGAACTGAGTATCCAGAGCCAGCAGCTTCTGTGCCTCTGCCTGCTGCTCCTCGGGGGTCAGGGCAACGGCCACCGTCATATCGGTGCGGTCGCCAAGGGCCGAGGGGGTCACTGTCTGATACTCGCCATCCATCGGCAAAGTAACCGCCTCGTTCTCGTACTCCACGCCCAGACGGTACAAGTCCTGCATCAACGGCTTCAGGAAGTTCTCGGCAAAGTTCCGGCACATGACCATGATCCGCCGGTTGCTGGCGTTCATGAAGGTGTTGATCAGATCGCTGGAGTTCTGCTTGCTGATAGCGGTGCTGTCCATGCCGCGAGACATCCGGCTGCTGCCAGAGCGCTGCTCCTTCTCCTGCTCGAAGTTCTCAATGGCGCTATAGACGTTGCCGTTGAGCTGAGGCGTGGGCAAGGGACGTACAACCGACTCGGGGTTGGGCGACATCACATCCACCACCGCACCTACCCGGTTGTCCAGCAGATCTCGTGGATTCTTGACCAGTGACAGGTTCGCAACCCACCGGCTGGTGGTGGTCAGCATCAGATGATCAACCACGCCACGCTTCAGGCTGCTCATCGTCTTCTGAAGATCACATAGCTGGTCGGCCAGAGACATACCATAGAAGCGGTGCGGGAGCGGGAAGGGCGTGAAGCTGCGGAAGGGCATCTCAGACACCAGCTCCACATCCAGCATGACGTGTCGGCTGTGGATGCACTTGTAGTACACGCACTCGTTAATCTGGGGGTCGTGGCGCTTGATGTAGCTCTCGTACAGCGTCACATACTCCCGATCCTTGGAGTCATCGGTGCCGAAGCGGTCGTTGCGGAAACTGTCCACGCTGTCGCGCCCCAGCGATCCGTCCTCCTTGAGCATATCCTCCTCATCGAGCTTGGCGACCGTATCCTCGTCGAAGCCCTCAGACAGCAGCTCGCCACGGGTACGCGCCATGCGGTGTGAGCAGAAGTCAGATCCCTGTATCGTCTTGGCCCGTGGATTGATCAGGAAGTCCTCCGGCTCCACCACCTCCACACAGACCTTGCTGGTGTTGATGCGGCGGCGGGTAGTACCAGACATAGACATCTGGCTGTAGACCGTCCCGGTCTGCTCGTCGATGACCTGAACTGCCTCCTCGGCAAGCTCCATAAGCTCAACGTCAGGATCTGACATCATGACATTAAACTCGTTCTCCCCGAATTGATCGAACTCCTCGGTCTCGTAGGCATAGTCCTGCTTCCAGTAGCGCTTGACGATGCCGGTCTTGGCAACCAGCGCGTCATGGATCACGTCGCTCAGGATCTTGTAGCCGTCGTTCTGCCGGTAAAAGTTATAGTTTGTCCACGCCGTCGCCATCCGCGCCCTCATGACATCCTCGGGCGACTGGGCATCGAATCGGCAGATGTTCCTGTCGGCGCTGAAGGTCTCCAGCATCATGGCCTTTACGGCCTCGACGGCGTCGAACACGTCCCGAGAGACGTGCTGGCTGCGGCCACGCACCTCGTTGCCCATGGGTTCGCCGTAGTAGTAGCGATGCCCTTTATCCCGCTGGTCACCTACCTCGCTGTTGGCGTAGGTGTCTGCGGCGTCGATGTTGCGCTCCAGTGTGGCGAGCAGCTCCTGCTCATCAATAATCATATTCATGACTTAAATATCCTTCCTTGTTTCCGAGTTGCTGCTGCTCTGCGTTGTTTTGACCGTATCTGGTCACCGATATGGCCGCGTATCTGGTCGCGTCCATCAGATCATCGAATTCCTTGTGAATCTTGCCCTTCTTGCGGTGGTAGCGCCGGAACTCCTCGAACCACGGGGATAGGTTGCTGAAGACCTGCAACCTGCCGGTGCGGAAGCGCTCAAGCATCTCCATTAGCCCCGGCTCCACATAGTTGGTGCCGTCGGGGTTCGTGAACTTGCCGATCATCAACACCCCAGACTCCAGATACATCTCAGCAAGAGTCTTGCCAGACCCTTTCTCGGTGGAGTCGCCGTCGTGGGGGTAAATCATGGGGATGGTTTTCCCTCGTGATTTTATGGCAGAGGCGTGTACCGCAGGGATCTCGCCCTCTTTCTTGTAAACGTCATAGACGTAGATCGTGTCGTTGTCTGGGTTGTAGGCAGTCCAGACCACGCATGTGGGGTGGGTGATACCAAAGTCGATGGCGGCCAGCTTCTTGTAGTGGCCCGGTATCTCGAACGGCTCGCACTTCACCACCTCCTCGCTGATCGGGAACACCATCCCCTCGCCAAGCACCGGGATGCCT